GGCGGCTATCAATACAAGCGTATGGAAGTTAGCGGTGAGAGATACGCTGATAAACCTGATAAGAATATGTATTCGCATATCCACGATGCATTGCAGTATATGATGCTTGGTGCTGGTGAGGGTCGGGCACTTATGACCAATCAGAAGCCAGCCAGAGTTGTCAATGCATCAAGGAACTTCAATGTCTTTGGGAAGAACAAGACACAGAAGAAGCCAAGCGTTTGGTCTTTTGTGCGTTGAAAAAATATTCATTCTGTGCTTTTGAATAAACAAAGAGGATTTTGTTATGTGCGGAAAAGAAACCACAGCTTCTAAAGAAAGTAGCTCTAAGGATAGTAAAGCTCCAACAATTGTTAAAAACATCTCTACTGACGTTAAGATGGGTTTAAGCACATTTGGATTAAGTGGAAAAGCTCAAGCTGACAAGTTGAAGTCTCAAGGCTATAGCGATGCTGCGATTAAAGACTACCAAGCCCGCACTGCTGAAAGTAAAAAACGCGCTGCTGCAATGGCCCAGACAGGCGGCGACGATGACAATGCAATGAAGGTTACTACCACAACAACCGACAATAATGATGACGGTGGCAAAACTACCACCACTACTACAACTGGCACAGGAACAACAGAACGTGGTACAGATATAGGCGGTGCTGGCACAACAAGCGTAACTGCTGAGTCAATCTATACTCGCGATCCAGAAGAAGCCATGAGCGACCAAGAGAAGTTGGCTGCGGCAGAGCTTCGTCGCCAGCGTCAGCAACGTGCCATTGGAAAAGCTGAGAGATTAAGAACACGCCTAGAAAGCGCACAGAAATTTGGGCCACAAGGTCGCCGTGGTGGTCGTGGTCGCCGTTCACTAATGACAGGTTCTCGCGGTGGGATCGGATACTATAGTAGGTTTAAATAATGCATGATCCAAAGAAATACCTAGAACGGTACGAGAAAGCTAAAGCGCACCGCCAGAACTTCGTTGATTTATTTGAGGAGTGTTACGAATACGCACTGCCTCAACGTGAATCTTTCTACTATGAAACCGCAGGTCAGCGTCGAGATGATAAGATATTCGACGAGACAGCCGTTGTTGGCGTTCAGGAATTTGCATCTCGTCTACAGTCTGGCCTTGTTCCTAACTTTGCACGTTGGGCAGACTTAGCCGCTGGATCAGAGATACCCCCGCAAGAGCGTGACATTGTAGACAATGATCTTGATGAAGTGACGGAATACGTCTTTGAGATTCTTCAGAACTCTAACTTTGGTCAAGAGGTACATGAGTCATTTATGGACTTGGCGGTTGGTACTGGCGTTCTTTGCGTGGAGGAAGGCGATGCTCTTAATCCTGTTGTCTTCTCAGCAATCCCGCTGCCACATGTGGTGTTGGATACTGGCCCAGATGATAAGATTGACCATGTGTTCCGTGAGCGTAAGGGTCTTCGCAACTCAGACCTAAAGTATATGTATCCCAAGGGAACATTCGATGCGCGTGTAGAACAGCGCATTACTCGTGATCCAGAGGGCAAATGCACATTGCTTGAGGTGGTCTGTAAAGACTACACAAAGAAAAACCAAGAGGCATATCTTTACTATGTGATTGATATGAACACTAAGACTTACATCATGGATGAAAGCTTTAGTGGCGTTGGCTCAAACCCATACGTTTGCTTCCGTTGGTCTAAGTGTGCGGGTGAAGTTTACGGTCGTGGGCCGCTAATCAATGCGTTGTCTGCTATCAAAACAACTAACCTTACTATTCAATTAATCCTAGAGAATGCACAAATGGCTATCTCTGGCATTTATCAAATGGATGATGATGGCATTATTAACCCTGATACAATTAACTTAGTGCCAGGGACTATTATTCCTAAGTCACCACAATCCGTTGGATTACAGCCAGTACAAGCCGCTGGTCGCTTTGATGTAGCTGATATTGTTCTAAGTGACATGCGTTTGAATATTAAACGTGCCTTATACAATGATATGCTTGGCAACCCAGACCGCACCCCAGCAAGTGCCACCGAAGTAGCGGAGCGTATGGCAGACCTATCTCGTCGTATTGGCTCTGCTTTTGGTCGCCTTCAAGCTGAGTTGGTTCAGCCAGTATTGCAGCGTGTTATTCATATCTTGAAGAAGCAGGGCCGCATTGAAATACCAACTGTGAATGGTCGTGAAGTAAAGATTCGTTCTGTTTCACCACTGGCGCAAGCACAATCGAACCAAGATATTACTTCCGTTTCTCGCTTCTTGGAGCTTGTGAATGGATACTTTGGCCCTGACATGACTAACATATTGATCGACTCAGAAGAGACAGCCGTATTCCTTGCTAAAAAGTTTGGTGTACCAGAGGGCTTGATTCGTGATGCAGAAGATCGTAGACAGATAGTTGCAATGATGCAGCAAATGCAGCAGATGCAACAACAGCAACAGATCGCAGGACCACAGCTTGCCGCAGAATAGTCACATTGGATTAGATGGAATACATCGAACCAAGGAAGATGAAGACAAGATTAGCCTGAACATAGCTTCTTTATTCTCAGAACCTACTGGACAGGCAGTCTTAAAATACTTGCGTAGTATTACAATTGAAATGGTTGGCGGCCCTGAGATTACTGACGCATCACTGCGTCACCTTGAGGGTCAGCGTCACATTGTTGGCCTAATAGAACGACATGTTCAGAGAGGGCATAAGATCAAATGAATGAGCAAGTAACAGAAACGCCAGCACAAGAAGAAGGCTTACCGCCAGCGGAAGAGCGAGACTTTGTGGTAGCCGAGGACGTTCAACCAGAACGTCCCGAATGGCTACCTGAGAAATACAAATCAGGCGAAGACTTGGCTAAAGCATACAAGGAATTGGAGTCCAAGCTTGGCACACGCGAAGATGAGTTTCGTGAAAAGTTCATTGAAGAACTGAATGCAGAAGCATACAAGGATCGACCAGAATCAGCAGGTGACTATCAGCTTCCAGAGTTTGTTGATGAAGGCGAGGCTATAGACAATGACCTTGTTAAATGGTGGGCAGAACTTTCATACGAAAATGGCTTTAGCCAAGATGAGTTCTCTAAGGGCATTGAAATGGTGATTAGCTCTATGAACGCTGATGTGCCAGACGTAGACGTTGAAATAGGTAAGCTTGGTGACAATGCAAATGCACGATTAGAAGCCGCTGCTTTGTTCTCAAATAAGTTTTTCCCAGAAGAACATATGCCTTCAATTGAACGCCTGACAGAAACAGCCGATGGCGTAATGGCACTTGAGTTTATTATGGATCAAGTCAAAGGTGCGTCAGTCAATGGTGAATCAACACCTGTTGACCAGATCACAGAGCCAATGCTGCGAGAAATGATGAGAGATGAACGATACTGGAATCAGGCTCGTAGAGACATGGATTATGTAAGGCAAGTTGATGAAGGTTGGCAGAAGCTTGGAAGAAGCTAAAGTAATCAAAAGGGGGTTGGCTTATCTAACCCCCATGCAGCATTATCACATAGAAGAGTTCTATGAATGTGTGCATCCATACAATGCAAAGGAAATGATTGAGCTTGGATATGGAAGTCCACAGCATTGCCTTGCAGAAATGTATAATAATTCAGAGGCTTACGTCTGCCGCAACCAAGATGGCGACATAACATTTGTTGGTGGCCTTTGGTTTGGCGGTGAGTCGCCACAGATGTTCTGCATGTTTGCTAAGAACCTAGCGAAGAATGTAGTTCTTACTGCTAAAATGTCTAAAGCAATGCTTGGAATGTTTGATGAAGTGCATCCAGTAATGACTATGACTATATTTTCTCAGTTTGAACACATGCTGAATTGGGCTGTATGGCTTGGCTTTGAACCTTGTGGGATAACAGAAGATAATCGTTATGTTGAATTTGTGCGTTGCCTTTTAATAGAAAATAGTGTTACGGATAAGTCATTGCGGCCCGTAGTGCATTGATCGGCCCTTAACAGGATACCCGAATTGAGATGAGAGCGCGGATACCCGTGGCAATCAGAAACTCAACTAAGGACTGTTAAAATGGCTAATACAATAGACCAAGCCTTTATCAAGCAGTTTGAGACTGAGGTTCACATGGCATACCAGCGTATGGGTTCCAAGCTACGGAACACTGTGCGTTCAACCAATGTGACAGGCTCAACAGCTCGATTCCAAAAGATCGGTACAGGTACCGCATCTACAAAATCACGCAATGGTAACGTAACTCCTATGGAGCTATCACACACCAATGTTGAAGTAACGATGTCTGACTTCTACGCAGCAGAATACATCGACAAACTTGACGAGTTAAAAACAAACATCAACGAGCGTCAAGCTGTTGCACAATCTGCGGCTGCGGCTCTAGGTCGTAAGACAGACGAGTTGATTACTGACGCAATGGATGCGGGTGCTAACTCAACACAGATCGCCGACACCTCAGGTGCGCTTGCAAAAGCTGACTTGCTAACATTGTTTGAAACAATGGGTACTGCGGACGTTCCAGAAGATGGACAACGCTATATTGCAATGTCACCTGCTGGTTACGCTGACTTATTCGCAATCAATGAGTTTGCATCATCAGACTTTGTTGGCCCACAAAACTTGCCATTTGCTGGCGGCATGACAATGAAAGAGTTCTTGGGCTTCAAGATTTTCTCAACGTCTGCTGTAGCTGG